TAACAAGCTCACCATCCTCACCTACTGACTGCCACTTAGTAGCAAATGGTCGGTTGATCGTGTTTCCTGGAGTAGTGTGCTCCATTCTGATCATAGAGAATGCGTTACGCATTGTGAACGGAGACTCAAAGTTGATACCACCACCTTTCTTAGAAAGAGTAGTTTCAACGAGAGACCACTCACGGCTGAAACGAGTTCCTGCTTCAAGCTCTTCTACTGGCATGAAGGCAGCAGGATCACCTGTTACAAGTTCTACAGTGTATCGCCAGTTAGTTCCATCAGGAACAGGATCTGCTACGATACGTAATTGATACACTTCATTCTTGTGTCCAACGATAGTGTGAACATCTGTGAAGTGCTGCTCTGGGAAGATAAGGTCGAATCGAGAGAAGTTCAATCCTGGCTGATCACCTGCTGCAACGGCAGTGCCGCTGATCTGTGCTTCTACCAATGGAACATTCTTCTTGGCTGAACCGATAAGTTCCCAAGTGAAATCATCATCTGTTTCCATTACTTTGTAAGGAATATCAGATAGATAGCTGTCGAGATCCATACCAAAGTTAGAGGTATAGATTCTTCTCATAAGATTGGAGGCTTTCTGAGGTGCGGCCTGATAGATCGCTCCCATGTGATTGGAAGTTGTAAGACCTGCCCACGATTGAGCCTCCGTCATCTGAAATGGAGAAATTTGTGGCATTTTGTTTTTAGTTTAAAATAGATTATCCAATGACTTGAGTAGATCTTCATCTACACTACCAAATGTTTGTTGGCGAGTTGCCCCACCTCCAAAACTACTCGAACGCTGGTTCTCGAGAGAATCAGTGAACTTTTTTACACTCTTACTATTGCTTGTACGGCCAAACACCGAGATGTCTGGATTATCATTAAATAGACCTAGAGATGCTAGATAATGAAGTTTAAGGTCAAAGGTCACTGGGTCTTTGGCCCTTAACTCCTGTATTGCATATATAGGTCCTTGTTCTGTTACCTTCACAGGTCGTGTCATCTGATCAAAAAGCTCTTGTCTTTTACGCTCAGGGATCTTCATTCCAGGAAGTATCTCCTCAGTTTCCATGATCTGCTTTTCAATCTTCTTCACTTTACTCTGAGCTTCTGACTTCTGAGACTCAGCAAGCTGACGCTGCTCCTCCATCTTTTTCTCATTGATCACTTTAAGATCGTTGAGAGCTGCAGAAGCATCCTCTATATCATCGCCTAGCTCCAGAGATCTATCTGTAAGCTTCTTGGCTCTTTCAGGATTGATGCCACTTGCAACAAATGAATTGTAGATAAGCGTCTGTCTGATCTGCTCTTTCTGCTGAGTGATCTCATCACTGTCAGCATCGTCAGGCAGGATCTGTGATGTCTGTAGTCTTTCCAACTGCAATCGCTGATTATTGTAGTTGCGGATAACTTCTGATGGAACTCCCTTACGGTAGTCATCTAACATCTGCTTTGCCTGATCATTCAGATCAGCATACTCATTCTTCTTGATGGTATCCTTGATAAGATCGACAAGATCAGAAGGTCCGGAAAGACCTTCCAATCTGTCGTCTTCAGCATCAATGACGCCTTCCTCCAAAAGCACCGAGGCAAATAACCTTAGCGGTTCGGATGGAGAAGAGGGAGCGCCCTCAGAGGAAGGTTCTACTACTTCCAATTGAGGTTCTGGCTGTACTTCTCCCGCACCGGTGGGCGGAGTTTCAACATCGATCTTCTCAGGAGCTGCCTCCTGTTTCTCTTCCTTGGGAGCATCGACTACTTCTCCCTTCTCATCAAAATGGATAAGGTTGTCATTACTTAGATCAAACCCTCCAAAAATGTTTTCTGTTTCTTCTGCCATTTTTCTAACGTACAAAATTAGACTCTATAATATTCACTTTGATTAAAAACCAGGTATCTACCCATAATTATGATGGTTCTTTTTATAGCAATTCTTAGGTACGCTGTTTTGCTGCCTCTACCGCTACTTTAGCTTGACGGTCCAGCTCTTTCTGACGTGCCTCGTGCTCCCTATCCATATCCTTCTCCATCTTATCGTATTCTACTTTTAGTCTCTTGACATCCTCTGACTCAGCTTTGAATGCTTGTTTTAGCCTTTCCATTGCAAGATCCTTCTCATTTGCTGAGGTCTGTAGATCTGTCTCATGCTGCATCTCCATACGCTTCATTGCCATGTTAGCTTCGATCTGCTGCTGTTGTTGCTGCTGACCTGCCTGGATCTGTCTTTCCTGATTCTGCTGTTGACGCTGGATAGCATCTTCTTCAGCAGTCTCGATCTTACGTCTCATACTTGTAATGGATCTATCTGTCATGATATCCATCAATTGACTGAAATTCAATTTATCACTTTGTAATCCCGCCTGAGCAAGCTGTAGGAATCTTTCTCTCATCTGAGCATCCAACAGGTTGTTTGACATGACGATACCAAAATCCAATTCACGGAAGTGGTCACCATCAAGTTCAAATATCTGAGACGACATGTCATCCAATATATGCTGTACAATTTTCTTTTTACCCTTGTATGCAAACTTAGCTGCTTCTAGTAACGCTGTGAGCGTTCGCTTCTTGACATCCTCATGCATACTAAAATAAACTTCAGTAATATGAGAAGACTGAGTAACAGATCTGTCCACATTTCCAACAAGCTCTCTATTGTGTATACTACCTTCTCTCTGCTTTGACACTCCTGAGATCTCGCCCATCTCAATCTTTAAGAAGTTAAGCATTGCAAGATTCTGCTGAATGTAACCAGAGAGGTTAAAGTCCATAGGAGTACTTCTTCCAGGAAGATTACCTGCCAGCTTACCTGTAGCAGCTCCCTTATCTCCTTCTTTGAATGAGTCTTCTACCATCCAACCCATACGCTCTGCATAGTACAGAACATCCTCGAACTCCCAACCATCAGGAGTACGTGCAAGGTCAATGGTTCCAATGACTCCCTTATACTTTGCAAAAGCATCCTGTGTCTTCCACATGAATGCATTGTACAGATACTGATAAGGCTTCATCCTTCCCATCAGAGAAGTAATGTCATCATCATTCACAGAATATGCTGATCCGATGTACGGACACTGTGAGATAGATGGGTTTGACATAGAGTATGCCTTGATAGGGAATGCCTGCATCTTCACATAGATGTCACGTCCTATACGTGTACCTTCCCACCAATCAGTTACCCAGTACCACTTAACCTCTTCGCCAAGGGCAGTGTCTACTTTGTAGAACTCAGATACCAGCTTGTACTGTACATCACCGGTAACCTCGTCATAATACTTTAGACGGCCTACCTTCTGATAAGACCTCCACACTGCTCGTGTAACAAGTATGGAACCTGTACTGGTATACTCAGGAAGATGGAATGATGTATCACTCATCTCATCTGATGCTACCAGATTACCTTCACTATTCTCAATAAGATTGATCGCAGGTAGATCCGGCTCTTTCTCTCCAAGAGTAATAAAAGACTTATCATCGTCTGCAGAGTATCCTGCCTTACCTCTCTCCAACATGGATACCTGTGAAGGCTTCAGATGATCATGGAACATGTCTATGATCTTGCCTGGAGAATAGTAAGCATACTCTACAATAATATCACAATCCTCTATACTGTTACTCTCCGATGTACGGATGGTCTTAATGTTAAGAGGATTACACTTTCGCAGTGACGGCTCTCCGCCTACAATATCAACTGCATATATCTCAAGTCCTGTAAGAAGTGCATCTAAGAATCCGTCATTGAACTTCTTGTCCACCTTTTCCTCATGTTTAATATGCTCAAGGAGGTGTGTGGCTCTACGTTCACGGATATCTTGATATTCATACTTACGCCATTTCTCAAGATCTTTTACTTTCTTTTCAATTGTGGCCTCGTCAATATTAGGATTCTGGATGATCTCTTCCATGAATGTCTTCATGTATCGATCCTTGATCTCTTTTTCCTTTTGGGACACAGCATCCTCATTGACGATCTTGACTCTGAAGTCAGAGACCCTCTTTGCCTCTTCGCCTACTAGAAGGTTTATCTTCGGTGCAGCGATGGGATAGTTGCGTGGTTTGATAGGGAAGGAGTCTGATCCTAATGCAAAGGGATCGCAGAACTCCATCATCTCCTTGGTGTCGAGTCTGTTGTTGTAGAGGTCGATGTTCGCCCTCATCTCACTGTAGTTCGTCTTGAACTCAGTGGCGGAGAATGCATGGTCTATTGCAGCCTGCACACACTTCTTTCTCCAGCTTTCCCCCTTCTGTGTAAGGGATCTCTTTTGAGACGGGAATCCGCTCAATCCATAATCAGATACGGCCATGAGCACAAAATTAGTTACTTTCTATGACGCATATGCATAGGAGTATAGCCAGAGAACAATTGTTTTGGTTCTCTTCTATGGCCGTTTCTTCTCATAGAAGGTCTGTTATCAAAGAAAGATGGGTAGCTTCTAGGCTCATCCACCACATCCATCTTGAACATATCCTCTTTTAAGATAAGTACCATACCTAACGCAGATATACGGTCATAGTTACCATAGTTAGGATTGTACATCTCAAGCTCTTTTAACAGAGCTGTGTTCCAGATAGTATGTAAATTAAGTCTATCATGATCCTGACCTTCCTCCTCAGAGTATGCAGTATCAAGTAGCCATGACTTGATAAGAGACCTTGCCCAGACATTGACTGCTTTGGTAGCATTCGTACCCTTTGCAGTATTACCGAAGGTAGAGGTCTTCATGATCTGCATATCCTTCAATATCTTAGGAGTGTCTGCCAGCAGGTATAACGCATTACGCTTCTCAAAGTATGAGAACATACCTTTCTTGTTGTTCTCGTAATTGCACTTTGCATTATAGTACTTAGTAAGTCTGTAACATATCTCATAGAACTTCTCTGCAGTTGCCGGTCTACCTGTGTACTCTGCCACTATCCTACCTGTTATCCTGTGCATAACTATACAGGATCCAAGTGATGCAGTAGTCGATACGTCATCATCATAGGGGTCAACCCCTGCTATGTACATATTTGACGGCACCTCATCCTCAGGCGGATGCTCAAATATCTCCACACATCCATGCAGTCCGAAGTTATCCCTTACTGGAAACTCCTTGATAGGATAATTATCAGAAGGCTTCAGCTCTATCTGTCCGTTACGGTTCACAAGATCCACATTGAAGATCCTGTCCGTCCATAATGCAGGACGTGTCTCAACCTCTGATCTCTGCACCTTAAGATCCTCAACAGGAAAGATACTACCCTCCCGTCTCATCATAGCCTCCTGCGGTGTGATAGAACGGTCAGCCCGTTCCTGTATCATAGCATTAGGATCTGTAGTAGCTTTCTTTACCTTTTCCCTTTCCTCAATAATCTCAACAAGAGCATTAAAAACATCAGAGTTACCATCCTTATCGTAATAACCTTCCCTATTAAAATACTCTCCACAGTACCAACCTGACAGACTATCCTCAGGTGCATTCTGATCAAACACATTACGTATAGCATAGATACGATAACCCTCAGGCTGTGAGAACAGTGTCCTGATACCTTCAAAGTCAGCACCCTGCGTACCACCCGTACCGAACGCAATCATAGTACCGAACGTCACATTACCCTGCTCTACCGAGGGTCTTGCAATTGACCACGCCTTTAACAGATGTGGGAACTTACCGGCCTCCTCAAATAGGATGACCTTACCCCTCTTACCCCTTGCACGTTCTGGCTGGTTCTTAAGTGTCACACCTATGATCTCAGACTTATACCCCTTGACAACCTTTGTCTTAGGATCTTTATACGATGCACGTCTGTGCATTGCAGTGTCCTTCTCATCCCTTGCCTTCTTCCAAGGTGTGTGCTCATCTATGAAGTCCATGACATCCCATGACTTGTCCAAGATAGCATCACCTTTCAGATACTCACCTTCAGATGCAAGTGCATAACTCTTTGACTGCGGTATGTGATAGTAGTTCCTATCCATGATACCTCCACCCTTGTACGAGAACCCACGTCCCCTTGTCTTGAGCACTACTGCATGCAATCCACGTTGTTCTGCCTGCTCCAGATAATGAAAGTACAGATAGTCACTGTCCCATACATCAGGGAATGTAAATACTCTCTCTGCACGTTTTAGATCAGAGTCCTCATTCTCCTCCAGTACAACAGTCTTCATGATAGGGCAATAGTTCAGATACCAGTAGTAATATCCGGATATCCACTCACCATCCTCCTTACGTACATACCCCTCTTTACAACGCCTTATCTCCTCAAGCCAGTACCTCATGTAGTCTGACTTAGGATGTGGGTTAGGCATCAGGTGTGTATAACACCCATGCTGTTGAAAGTGAAGAGCCGCAGGTCTGAAGAAATCCATATCCTTCAGAATGTGCGGCCTTGTAACATCTACCTTGATCCTGCCCTGATCATCCCTTGGAATCATATCCGCATAGGGTCTGTCCAGGGAGGTCATGTAGGACAGAATAGGTATTTCGTCTATCAGATCATATACCTGTCTATGTGTATTTTCTTTCTTTGACATTGAATATAATGTTCAATCCATTAGGTCCTCTAACCTTACTATCCTTTATAGTAAAGCTATAGGCATCTCTGTTAAGATCATGCATCAGCTTACGATACTCCTTTGTTGTAAGAGTGATCGTCATCTCATCATGCTGCATATATCTAAGAGACCTGAACGTCAGATCGTCAATACCCTCATACTCAAATACCTCGTCACTATTGATCGTCATTGTCCTTAACTGTTATGAGAAGTGCGTTAGGTCCGACAAGATGATAGTCAGCTCCTTTAGGAGCCTTTGCAAGAAGATGTGGATAAAACCTAAGCTCACCATTAAGTGTCTTCTTCTCAACCTTGGTAACCTCAAGTGTCACCTCATCCACGTTATCCACAAAGATCTTCTCAAGAAGTCTCTCTGTTAGGTTATACAACCCTGTATACGTAAAGCTTGTGTTATCCAAGATCATCTTCAAACATTCCTTTTTCACGACCTCCTCTAAGACTACCGCTTTCCTCTACCTCTTTCTTAACTTCGTCCTCTAGCTTCTTAAGAGCTGCAACAAGTTTAGGTAGTGCCTCAATAGTACCTCTTACCTTGGAGATGTCGTTAACATACTTATCGTTACTGTCCCTCTCGTTATAGTCAATACTGTTCAAAAACTCAGACAGGTCATCAAGGTTGCTCCATGCGCTTTTTAACAGCTTCATGGATCTTGTCTGCATAAGTTCTGCGTAGATCTCCTGTGCTGCCTTTACCTTTGCATCAGCTTTCCAGTCCTTACCGAACACAGCATCTACTATCTTACTTTCTTTCTCCTCATCCGTGTAGTTACGGAATGGAGAACGTAGATCTTCCATGAAGAAGATGTAGCTCAGCTCCTTGAACGCCATGTCCTTGTTGCGGTTCTTCGACCAGACGGCCTTGAACTCCTTAATTGCCAGGGTCTGGGGCAACCAGGCAACTACACCATTCTCCATGTAAAAAAGATCCATTAGCTTGGTAGGCCTTCCTTCTTAGGGTCAACCGTCTTCCACTTATTCTTCATGCCCTTAGCCTTCTCGATCATCTTAGGATCAAGATAGCGTGTAAGGTCACGCTCAATCTTCTTATTCAGGTCACTTGACACAATGGTCTGCAGCATATCCTCTGAAGGTTCTGCATCATACTTACCCATAAGGTCATATGCCTTGATCATAAAGTACACCTCATTGTCCAATCCTAGGATAGGTGAAGGATGTACTCCTGCAAGTAACAATCCAATGTCACCTGC